AGTAGAAGTAGCCATGATAAACCTCCAGGTTTGTAGTAGGCAAAATGAAGCGACATGCTTCCCAACGCGCCCTCACAGAAGACGCAGAAGGAAGATCAGTACGTCAAGAGACGAAGACCAGCTTCTTTGAGGAAGTCAATCTGCTCGTCAGACAGATCTTCTTCCCAGTTAAGGTAGCCAACGTTACCTTCCCACTCCACAGGAATAGGATCAAACGCAAGCATACCGTTGTCACCACAGTACAACTCACCACGGTCCGAAGCCGAGTAACGAGAAGGACGTGAGCGGTTGTGGCAGTGAACCAACAGATTAGAGCGAACATCGTCGCGGAAGATGGCAGTAGCCATAGAACACCTCCAAAAGGAAACAGGAAAAGAAGCGACATGCTTCCCAACGCCCCCGCAGAGCAGAGGCAGAAGGAAACAGATCAACGACGGAAGAACGCAGTCACGAACGAAGACGACAAGAAACGAAGCCCGCGAAGAGACCAAGCGTACGAACGAGGCTGAGAGAACCAGTCAACACAGAGGTCAAGGAACAAAGCAGACCGAGACCAGAACGAAAGACCAGAGACAACGACGTCACCACAAGGAAACGACAACGAAGGACCAACGGCAGACACAGAGCGAGAGCCAGAAACAAAGGACCAAAGAGAAGAGTACGAAGCAAAGCCAGCACGACGAGAAAGAAACTCAACAAAAGAAACAACCACAAAGCACCTCCACAGGAGCAAAAAGAAAAGAGAACGACCCACCAAAACAAAAGAGGGGGGACAAGAAAAAAGAAACAGGTATAATAAACGAAGGGACTCATTTTTTCAGACACACAAGGGGGGTACCCAAAAATTATTTTTGATTCCTTATATTTAGTCAGGGGGTAATAGACTATATTTTTGGGGATAACATATGAGTCTATCTAATAGAGAAAAATTGGAATTACTTAAAGAGAAGAAACGCAGAGTTACTCTTGAGAATTACCGAACAGACTTTGAATCATTTGCAAAGGATCACATCAAGATCATCACAAAAGATTCTGCCAAGGGATTTGTCCCTTTCGAATTCAATGAACCTCAGAAGCATATTAATGATGCTTTGGAGGATCAACTACAATCAGAAGGTAAAGTTCGAGCTATCATTCTTAAGGCTCGTCAACAAGGTATATCGACATACACAGCAGCACGTTGTTTCTGGAAGGCGTATAACTACCAATTCCAGAGAGCAGTTATCATGGCACATGATGCTCCTACATCCAGTGCGCTATTCGACATGACCAAGAACCTGATTGACAACATGGATGACGATCTCAAACCTCATTATGCTAAATCTAATGCTAAGGAGATGAAGTTTGAACACAACCAATCACAATACAAATTATACACGGCGGGCTCACCGGAAGCTGGTCGCGGTACGACTCCAACGATCGCGCACCTTTCTGAAGTCGCGTTTTGGACACACGATGAGAAGATTCTCGCGGGACTCTTCCAGGGCATATCGCAGGCAGAGAACACTGAGGTTATACTCGAATCGACCGCTAATGGTGCAACCGGAGAATTTTATCGGTTATGGCAAGGTGCGGTCGAGGGTAAGAATGGGTATATCCCAGTCTTCGTACCGTGGTTCCTCACGTCGGAATATCGGACTACAGCGCCAGAGACTTTTGAACTTGATTCAGAAGAAGAAAAACTTGTGGAAGACTTTGGGCTTGACAACGATCAGCTCTACTGGAGACGACTCAAGATAGCTGAGAGTGGGGCTAGGAAATTCAAACAAGAATATCCTGCATATGCTGAAGAAGCATTCTTGGTTTCTGGTAGCAACGTCTTTGATCAAGCTATTATCAATGATATCGCAATTGAATCACCTAAGAGTAAACGTCGATTCAACGATGACATGGGTACATGGGATGAATCTAAGGATGGGGAGCTAGAAATCTGGATGCCTCCACAGATGGGTCACAAGTATGTTATCGGAGCTGATGTCGCACTTGGTGCAAACCAAGATAGTAGTGTAGCAGTCGTAATGGACAATGAACGTCGCGTATGTGCAGTATGGGAATCCAATATAATGGATCCAGGCACATATGGAGAAGTTCTATTCTACTTAGGAAGATATTACAATAACGCACTGTTGGCTGTCGAATCCAATTCAATTGGTAACACGACATTAGATAGATTGATCCAGATGAATTATCTGAATCTTTATTATGAGACTAAAGTTGCTTCAATGCGAACGGAGTCTACGACTAAGTTAGGATTCAGAACGACCGCCTCTAGTAAACCTAGAATTATTGGTCACTTAAAGAAATTAATTGAAGACCTAGATGTTAGTATTCCAAGTGCTAAGATTGTCAATGAACTTAAAGTATATATTAGTAATGACAATGGTAAGACTGAAGCTATGGAAGGACATCATGATGATATGGTAATGGCGTTAGCCATTGCATGCGAAGCAGTTCGTACACACGGACACAAGCTTACGGATAACACTGTATCATGGTCAGAAAGAACAAATTATACGGAAGATAATTCAGTATGGCTATAAGCAAAGAAAAGATTGAGGCTGCCAAAGAGCGACTCAAAGACCATAAGGGCGGTGACAATCTTAAGTTGATCACTAATTCCGACATGGCTAAAGAATATCAACGTCGTTCAGTTGAAGCTCGAAAGCGCAACAAAGAACGAGTACAAGGTTTACGATCATTCTGGGAAGACTTTGATCGTGCTGGCTTGGGGCTTGATTCAGGTAGTAATATCAAAGGTGTTGATGTTATCGAATTCCTAATGAAGAAAGCTTTTATGGATGAGGATTACGAGTTAGCAGGGCAATATGCCGAGAAGCTAGCTCAATATCAAACTCCGAAATTGGCATCACAAGCCATTCAACAAACAACAAGGGATTTATCCGAACTGTCTGATGAGGAATTCCAGGCAGAGCTAGAGAAGCTAGGATTGGATCCAAAGGACATGGGCGAATAACATTACGCCCGACTGATCCCAATTGTCCTCACTCTGCTGGTATACCAGAGGGGAACGTATACCACCCTTTACTTAGATCGATCGAAAGGAAGAAAGTAATGAGATATAACGAACAGGTTAACACACAACCTAAGCAAACAAAGAAAGAGGATAAACCTCGAGAGATGACTAAGCAAGGATCATACACATCCAAAGACTTAGAAAAATCAAAGAACATTGAGTGGTTGCGATAATGGCTAGTTATAACGCATCCACCGGATACAAAGAAAAGGTTAATGACGATCAGGTTATTAACTTAGTTGAAACAGGCGTTCAAAATTCTGTAGGAGACTGGCTTAATAGCTCGGATCTTACTAAAGAAAGATTAAAATCAACATATGAATTTGCAGGAGTACCTGCAGGTCATTTAACTCCTAATGGAGTTTCTACTATTGTTGATACGTCTACAACAGAAACAATTGAAGCATATACTGCTATTCTTACAGATTTGTTTCTTAACAACGGTAAACTAGCACGATTTGTACCATATAGTGAAGCACCAGGGTCTTTTAAGGCTGCTAAGGATGCTTCTATGATTACCAATTATTGTATCTTCAAACAGAACAATGGTTGGGAGATCATCGAAAAGTGGATCAAATCAGCTTTGCTTTGGAAGAATGGTATTGTTCGTTGGGATTATATCGAAGATTTTGAATATCAATTTGATGAATACGAAAAGATTGATCAAATTAAATTAGACGAAATTCTTGCTGAAGAGAACGTAGAAATCGTAGGTGATCTTGAATTTGATTCTGATCCTATGACAGGACAAGCAATGTTTCTTAATGTACGTTTAAAACGTACTATTGATAAATCTCGCGTTAAGATTGAAAATGTTCCACCAGAGAATTTCCGTATAAGCCGTGAAGCAACATCATTTGATGATGCATCATTTGTTGGTATTCAAACCACAATGACACGCTCTGAGATTCGCAAGTACTGGCCCGACGTTGCTGAGAATATCAGTGAAGATGAATGGGACGAACTTGGTATTGATGACTGGGTAGGTGCATCACGGTATTCAGAGGATATTGCTGCACGTAAGATGGTAACTGGTCAAAACTATTGGTCTAATGCACATCTAACAGAGACACCATTAGAAGCTAATCGTGAACTAACTGTTACTGAATGTTGGATGAAAGTTGACCGTGATGGTGACGGCATTGCAGAACTAAAACATTTTATTATTGCAGGTAGTCATATTCTTCTTGAAGAAGATTGTGATATGATTCCACTTGCCTCTATTTCTCCTATTGATGTACCACACGAATTCTACGGTTTGTCTATTGCAGATTTCACACGTAGTTCTACATTAGCAGCTACAGCTATTCTTCGTGGTTTCGTAGAGAACACATACTTAACTAACTATAGTCCTAAGCTTGCGGATCCTAACGTAGTTGAT